GAAGGCGACGGAGGATTACGACAAGGCTCGCATCCGCACGTCGCTCATGGCAGAAGCACACTACCACGGACCGGGCAGCAGCCAGGCCGCGCGTGTGGCTGCACTGGGAAAGCTCGCCACACTGTATGGCATGGAAGCACCCAAGAAAATCGACGCCAATGTCAATCACCGCGGCGGGGTGATGGCGGTTCCAGGTATTGCTTCTCTGGACGATTGGGAACAGCAGGCTTCCGCAAGCCAAGACACGCTTGTGGAACATGCTCGAGACGTCTGACGCTGCACTAGCACCGTCCATCGTATGGAAACCGTTGCCCGGGTCCCAGACCCTGGCGATGTCGTGCCCAGCGCATATCATTCTCTACCACGGCTCCCGGGGCCCAGGTAAGACCGACGCCCAGCTTATGCGGTTCCGCCGCCATGTTGGGCAGGGGTTCGGCAAGCATTGGCGCGGTGTCATCTTCGACCGCGAGTACAAGAATCTGGACGACTTGGTTTCCAAGTCCATGCGGTGGTTCCCCGAGTTCAAAGACGGGGCTCGTTTCCTAAGTTCTAAATCGGACTACAAATGGGTATGGAAGACGGGCGAGGAGTTGATGTTCCGTGCGGTGAAGAGGGACGCGGACTACTGGTCGTATCACGGCCAAGAGTTTCCCTTCATCGGCTGGAACGAATTGACCAAATATCCGACCGACGGTTTGTACGAAATGATGATGTCGTGCAACCGGAGTTCCTACCGTCCAGAGGACTTTCCACAAACTATCGATGGCGACATTTTCAATAAGACGGGTAAAATTGTCTTTGTTGACCCGTCGGCGCGCGGAGCAATAAAGCACCTCGGCTCGGAGATCCCGCTGGAAGTGTTCGCTACCTGCAACCCGTACGGCGCGGGCCACAATTGGGTCAAGAAGCGGTTCATCAACGCCGCGCCGATGGGGCGGGTGTTCCGCAAGTCGATTAATGTGTTCAATCCGAAGACCAAAGAGAAAGAGGACTTCATTACGACGCAGGTCCACATCTTTGGTTCGTTCAAAGAAAACATCTACCTAAGTCCAAAATACGTTGCGGAACTGTCCGCGATGAAGGACCTGAACAAGCGCAAGGCCTGGCTGGGCGGTTCATGGGATGTGGTTGCAGGCGGTATGTTCGATGATGTATGGGATTCCAATGTCCACAAAGTCCGACCGTTCCAGCTTCCGCCCACCTGGCGCCTTGACCGTTCGTTCGACTGGGGTTCGTCTAAACCCTTTAGCGTCGGTTGGTACATGGTTTCAGACGGTTCCGATTACTACGACCGGTCGGGCGCCTTACGTTCCTCTGTGCGGGGCGATGTCTATCGGATTGCTGAATGGTACGGCAGCACCGGCAAAACGAACCAAGGTCTCCAACTGCTTGCCAGCAAAATCGCAGAAGGTATAATTGAGCGCGAATTGGCCATGGGGATTTATGGTCGCGTTTATCCAGGTCCTGCCGACGGAAGCATCTTTGATGTCGAAAACGGGAACAGTATCGCTGCTGATATGCAAAAGCCTGTCCGTGTGGGCGGGCGCCAGTATCCTGGTGTTCAGTGGGGACGCGCTGATAAGTCCGCTGGCTCGAGAGTTCACGGATGGGAGAAGGTCCGGGAGTACATGGAGGGAGCGAAGCCAAGCCCAACGGGAGTCCGCGAAAAGCCAGGCTTCTTTGTGTTTGACGTCTGCACGGACTGCCTCGATTTGCTGCCGATCCTTCCCCGTGATGAAATCCACACAGACGACGTCGACACGGACGCAGAAGACCACATTGGTGACGAAGTTCGCTACCGAATCCTGAACGCAGGTACTGGAGCAGTAGGCGGGACAACGAAAGGAACATAATGCCAGTCAGCACGAAACATCCAAAGTACACCGAACTCGAAGAGACTTGGGTGCTCCTGCGCGACTCATTCGAGGGCGAGGAAAAGGTCAAGGACGCTGGTCTGCGTTACCTGAAGCCTACGCCCGGACAGGTTGTGGACGGTGTGCTGCGAGGCGATCCCGCTGGTGTGGCTGCATACGACGCCTACAAGTCCCGCGCAGTGTTCCCCGACTTCCTGACCGCTGGCGTGGAAACGCTGGTAGGCATTCTGAATGCCAAGGAAGCCCAGTTCGAACTGCCCCCGGAAATGGACTACCTGCGCAAGACCGCAGCGCTCACCGGCGAAGGGTTGCAAGCGGTGCACAGGAAACGCACGGTGCCCCGCAGATGTATATCGTTCCGTACAAGGCGGAGCAGATCCTCAACTGGGACGACGGCAGCTTCAACGAAGGTTTCGACAAGCTCAACCTCGTTGTGCTGGACGAGTCCGGTTACGAACGCCACGACAACTACGAGTGGAAGAAGACCGAGAAGTACCGGGTCCTGTCCCTCGGCGGACTGAACGAGAACAGCGCAATCGGTTCGTATCAGGTTGCGGTCCAAGCGCCAAACAAGTCCACCGGCGACAGCAATGCGCAGGAAGGCAAGGAAGGCGAGAACCTCGAGTTCATCACCCCGAAGATCAAGGGCGCCGAATCCCAGGAAATTCCGTTCGTGTTCATTGGTTCGAAAGACCTTGTGCGCGACCCGGACCGTCCGCCGCTGCTGGGCCTTGCCCGCATCTGCATGACCATCTACCGCGGCGAAGCAGACTACCGTCAAACGTTGTTCCTGCAAGGCCAAGACACGCTGGTCGTTGTTGGCGGTGTGCGCGGCGACAGCGCTGACGGCTCGACCCCGTTGCGCGTTGGTGCTGGTGCACGCATTGACGTGGAACAGAACGGCGATGCCAAGTATGTCGGCATCGGTGCGAACGGTCTGCCCGAGCAGCGCACAGCGCTGGAGAACGACAAGCTCCTGGCAGCGGTCCGCACGGGTCAGCTCCTGGCGCCGGGCAAGATGAGCATGGAGTCTGGTGAAGCGCTCAAGACGCGCGTTGCTGCACAGACCGCGACCCTGACAAGTGTGGCTATCACCAGTGCGGCCGGTTTGGAGCAGTTGCTCCGCACAATGGCCACATGGGCAGGGTACGACGCTGACAAGGTCCGCGTGACCCCGAACCTGGACTTCACGAACGTTGCTATCCAAGGGCAGGACATCGTACAGTTGCAAACGGCGAAGAATTTGGGGTTCCCCATCTCCGCCCAGTCTCTGTTCGAGGTCGCCAAGGAGCGGGGTATGACCCGCAACACCTTCGAACAAGAGGTCGAACTGATTGGCAAGGAACCTCCCATCCTTGCGGAGCGCGCAAAGGCGTCCGCAGAGGCTGGAAAGAACAACAACCCGACACAAGCTGCTGGCGGACCAACGAAGTCCACCGAGGGCGTGAAGCCCAAGGGTAATCAGCAGAAGAAGTAATTGGCGCAATGGTGCGTTGATAGATGCTGCATGTGCAGCGAAGGAAAATAGAAGATGGCTCTCAAGGCGGTAATCGAAACTGGTGACTACGACGTTCTCCCGGACGACGTGAAGAAGGAATACATCGAGAAGAATGGCAAGTACCATCTCGATGTGACGGACATGAAGCCGATCGCGGAATTCAATACCGTGCACGGCGCGCTGACCAAGGAACGTCTGGATCACAAGAAGTCCAAGGACCGTCTCGCCCTCTTCGGCGCGCTGGACCCGGATGAAGTGTCCACGCAACTGGCACGCATCCCCGAGCTCGAGATTGCCGCCTCTGGCAAGGTCGACGACAAGAAGATCGAAGAGATCGTCACCACCCGTCTGCACGCAAAGCTGGCGCCGGTGGAACGCGAGCGCGACCAGTTCAAGGCCAAGGTCGCCGAGAAGGACGCTGTCATCCAGGGCTTCGAGGTCAAGGAGAAGACACGCACCATTCACGACCAAGTGTCCAAGGCTGCGCGCAGCGCAAAGATCCTGACGACCGCGGAAGACGACGCCCTCATGCTGGCAGAGCGCGTGTTCGAGGTTGCCGAGGATGGCAATGTGGTCACCAAGGACAATGTCGGTGTCACGCCAGGCATCACGCCCGACCTCTGGATCAAGGACATGGCCGAAAAGCGTCCGCACTGGTGGGCACCGAACCAAGGCGGCGGCGCAAACAACCGCGGCGGCGCCGGTCACAGCGGTCCCAACCCCTTCAGCGCAGAAGGGTGGAACCTGACCGAACAGGGCAATCTGGTGCGCACTGACCGCACGAAAGCGGACCGCATGGCCAAGGCAGCAGGTACCACCATTGGCGGAAAGAAACCGGCTGCGAAGTAGTCGTATCTAGGTCACTATATCAACTTCCCGCTGGTGCTATATTACAGGCCAGCGGGACATGTGTCTTAGCTGCCCGAAACCCTTCCATGTGGCAGGTGTTGAAGGATAATCCCCCTCTTCATCAAACGCCAACATAGGAGCTTTCCAAATGGCAGCAGGTACCAATCAGCTCGTGGACGTCATCGTCCCCGACATCTTCACGCCCTACGCACAGCAGATCACCGAGGAAAAGTCCCGTCTGATCCAGTCGGGCATCATCTCCCGTCAGTCTTTCCTGGACGACTTCCTGGCAGGCGCCGGTCTGACCATCCACGTCCCGAACTTCAAGGACCTGGACAACGACGCCGAGAACGTCTCGACCGACCAGGCCGCGAACAGCACGCCGAACAAGATCGGCACCTCGCAAGAGATCGCCGTGCGCCTGTCGCGCAACAACTCGTGGGCCAGTTACGACCTCGTGTCGCAGCTGATCAACAAGGACCCGCTCCAGGCCATCGGCGACCGCGTCGGTGCCTACTGGGCCCGCCGTGCGCAGCAAGCGTTCATCGCTGAAGTCAAGGGCGTGTTCGCCAACAACGCAACCGCGACCGATGCATACCACACGCAGAACGACATGTCGGTGGACATCTCCGGCGCTGGC